TCATGATTGACTCCAGATAGGTTCAGTTCCTGCCATGAACAGGCCGATTCGAGTGGTCTCAGCCGCGTTGAATGTGATCTGTCCGATACTGAGTTGTCCGTTGCCATCGATGGACAGCTTTGTCTCTTTCGGTTCAAACGTCCTGGCTATGACCCTGTCCAGTACGGGCGACGCCGCGGGTTCGTCGGCAGCTGCCACTGCCGACTCGGGGCCATGACTCCCCGCCCGCGCGTCATCTCCGGCCGCGCCCTCGGTGGAGGCGGTAGCTGCCCCGACGGGGCTTTCCGATGCGCGGCTGCCACTGATATTGATCCCCTCCGGTGGCTGGGGTCGAGTCGCACCTTCCCGGGCGATTTTCTGGGCCGCGGCGGCCGCACGCGGGCCGGCCGTGGTTGTGTTGGGTTTCCGGCAGGGATTGACGACCTCGCTCGGGGTGATGGGGTGGTCTCGCTTCCAGGCGAGGTAGTCGGGCGGGATGTCGGGCGCCGAGGCCGAGATACGAAATTCGAAAATATCCTTTTGGCCCGGGCGCTCGATCTTGCTGCTGATGACCAGCCCGGCGGCGATCAGGGGGGCGACAATGCTGTGTACCTGCTTGCGGTCGACGGCGATTTTCTGGGCAATTTCGTCAGTGCGGATGCCGCGCGGGTGCTGGTAGATCACCTCAAGCGATTGCTGGGTGCGGCTTTTTTCAGCGTGTTTTGACATGATGACTCCGGATTGGAAGGATGGCGGCGTTGGTGCAGCGCAGACGGACGGCGAGGCTTTGCCGGTCGCGTTCGTTGAGCGCGGCAACAAGTTCGCCGGCGGTGGTATCGATGGCGCCGTCCAGCGCCTCGCGCTCGTCGAGCTGTTGCGACAGCATCGCTTCCAGGTCGGCAATGCGCAGATCAAGCGCCTGGCGCTGGATGCGCTCGCCGGCCTCGGCCAGCAGCGCGGCAAAGAAATCGATCAGGCGGCGCATGGCAGCACCTCCAGGGCGGCACGGTTGGCGTTCTTGACCTTGACGGCGACTTTGTAAAATCCCGGCGGAACGATGGGCGAGACGACGACCTTTCGGCCGTCGCTGATCAGGTGCATCCCGGCGGCCTGCGCGGCTTTCGCCACGTCGTCGAGCAGGATGTCTTCGGGGAAGATGGCGGCGGCGGTCATCAGCGGAACCCCGTTATTTTTCGGACCAGCCGATTGAGGGCGTTCACGTCGCGGCAACTGCCGCACCAGACCGGTCGGGTCGGCGTTTTGCGATAGATCGAGTAGCGCCCGCCGCGCTCGGAGATGGTGCAACCGTAATCGGCCGCAATCTGGCGTGCTTCCTTGAGGACCTGCAGGGGGTTGCGGTCAGCCATGGCCGATCCCTCCTTCTTCGTTGCAGCGGCGGACGGCCATCAGCGCTTTTTCCCGCCGATTCTCGCGGCGGAGCAGGATCGAATAAACCACCGCATAGGCCATCAGGCCTAGCGTGGCGATGGACGAAGCGGCGGTCAGCAGCAGCAGGATGTTCATGCGGCACCGCCTTCCGGCGACTCGGTGTTGCCGATCAGGATGTTGGCTTCGCCGACCAGGTAGTTCAGCATCCCGTCGCCGATTTCTCCGGCGGCCGGATTGAGCCCGGCAATCTTGCGGATCAGGGCGTCGCGGCGGTCGACCAGGCCGACCTGGCCGTCTTTGGTCATGGCGATGGCGGCGCCGGTTTCTTCGGCGATGCCGTGCGCCAGATCAAACCAGTCCTGCCGCCAGCCGTCCGCATCGGAGTGGGCATTCTGCAGGTCATGCTCAAGCGCCTCGATGCGCTCTTCTTGCTGCACGATGAATTTGCGCAGGTGCGCCAGTTCGAGCTTTTCCAGCTTGCTCTGGATCGCGCGCAGGGCGCGGTCGGGGGTGATGATCTTGAGCGACATGATCACCCTCTCCTAACGACCATCTGAGAGCAGTGACGGGTCAGATTGCTTTCACCGCCCGAGAATTCGGCCCTGCACCCGCCTCCGGGAATGTAGTCAGGCGCATCGAGCGGCGCCGCTGCAACATCGGTGTCATGCTGGCTGGTTTCTCCGGCCAGGTCATACCCGTGCCAGAGCTGGTGGTAGCCGGTGACGCATTTGTTATCGACGCCGGGCCGTACTGCCCGGCCATTGGCCGATGTCATCCTGTGGCGACGAAAAACCTGTTGCTCGCCGACCTGCTGGAATGGGCTCGGGGTGGTGATGATCTTGTCGGGCATGGTGACCTCCGGGGTGAATGGCAACTAACGGTTGCGGATTATCACCCGAATTTTTCCGATGTCAACAACCGAAAGTTGCGATTGTGGCGAAAAAAAACCGCCGGTCGCGGCGGTTGTTTGGTCAGTCCTGGAATTCGTCTGGAATTGGTGGAGCCTTGATGACTCGCCCCGTACTGTCAAAATCAATGACAAGGCTGCGATTCGATGCGGTCAAGCCGTTGACCCATACCCATACGTATCGCGTTCCATCGCTCGGGATCGTCGCGACCCTGGTCGGTGCTCCGAGGAGTCCGGTGACCTGTTGCTTTGTCATGCCGGCTTCAATTCGGCGGGCATCGGACCATTGGAATGGGGTGCCGGCACAAGCCGACAAGGCGATGGCAAGCGAAAAAATAAGTCGTTTCATTCATCGATCCCCGTGCGTCTCACTGAACCGATCAAATCTACGAGACTTCCACTCCGAAAGCAATATGACGTTAGTCATATCCCCGGCTTCGCGCGTCTGGAGCGGGACTGCTATCCGACGCGCGCCGAAGAGTTTCGACTGCGTTCCTGGCTTTGCTCGTGTTTCGCCAGCTGGGCCGCAAAGAGCACCTTGGATTGATAGCTCTGGTCAAGATCACGCATGATCTCGACAACGTCGAGTATCGACTGCGGCAGTAGTTCGTAGATGGGCGCGTCTGGTTCTTTCGCGACGATTCCAGGCCTTTTTATACCTGCTTCGACACACCGGCCTGTTAGCAGCCAATCAGTGTCAACGCCAAGGGCTTTTGCGATGTGCCGAACGCTATCCATGGCTGGGATGGATTCTCCCGATAGCCATTTGCGCACAGCTTCTCCTGATACAAGCATGCCGACGGCAGATACCCGGCGGACGAGTTCGGCGCGCCTTCCTCGTCCCTGAGTAAGAGGCGGGGATGCATTGTCGCAGGCCTTGTGCAGGCGCCGTGCGAAGTCTTCTTTTGTCGAGACAACCATAAGTTGCAGATTACCTAGTTCGTTCGCACGTTTCAGTTGTTGACATGACAACTATCGGTTGCGATACTTCGCGCCATGTTAGTTCCTGACCTTTTCCCGTCGTTTTCCGAGGCTGCTATTGCCTTTCGGGTATCCCGCGAAGCTGTCCGAAAGTGGGATAGATCCGGCGTGCCGGCTGAGCGTGTCCTGTTTGTTTGCTCGGTCATCGGCTGGAGAAAAACCCCGCATCAGCTGCGGCCCGATCTTTACCCGAACCCGACCGACGCGATGCCGGCCGATGCAGAGCAGGCGGTGGAGGCCTGAGATGGTGATGAGCAAAACAAACCGACTGGCAGGCTGCCGACTTCCGTCCTGGGATGGCGTCTCGCGGCTTAGTGATTTGTCAATGGATTCTTTCGCAGCAACGTCTCTGCCTCGACGGCGGCTTGTGCAGCAATGGCTTGCCGGATTGCCAGCGATGGCAGCAGGTTTTTTTAACCAGATAGAGGGAAATGAAATGACCGATTCACTTGAAGTCGAAGCCCTGCGTTGCGTGCAGGCGATTGTGGTCGCGGCGCTGGATTGCCGGGACGTTTCAGCACCGCCGGCGGAACTGGTGTTGTCGGTGTCGGCGGCGGTGGCCTGCGCGATCGGGACGATCCGCGCCGCTAGTTCGTCTGGCGCTGAATCCGGTCGAGCTGCTGTCGGTGCTGATGCAGTTCGGCCCTGATCGATTTGAGCAAGTCGATCATGCCGAGCGCCAGTTGTTCCGCGAAGGCGTCGTTGTTGGCCTTGGCAATATCGATAGCTTGCTCGAAGTGCGTTTGTGCGTCGCTGGTCCTCATGAGTCATTCCTTTCGGGTTGGGTTGAGCGTGGAAACTGAATCTTACCCGATTGGAATGGCTCGCCCGCGACCCTACGAAAGCGGCGGCGATGGCTGATCCGCTGCGGTTCGCGCCGCGTCGATTTCGTAAAACGTGTCTTCGAGTAGCGCTAGCGCTTCTTGCGCCTCGGCCGGCGGGTATTCGGCCGCGATCAAGTGGGCCGCCAATCGATCCATCGCTCGGGATTTCGCTGTGGTATGTCCGGCGCCTGAGGCGTCTTCGGTGATGGTGATGCCAATGAGTGCCGCACGCAGTACCAGCACTTCCGCGACGAGCATTTTCCGTTTCCCGGTCTCGCGGGATAGCGCATTTTCCAAGGCCGTCAGGCGGTCGTCGAGTGTCATGGGGGTTCCTTTTGTGGTCAGCGGTCTGTCTGTGCAAAGCGGATTCTGTCATGTCTGGGGGCCTCCACCCGTTTCCTTGCGCCCCGGCCTCGCCGGGCTTTCTCCCCGGGCCTTCGGGTCCGGGGCTTTTCTCGACGCCTATGTTGCCAGCGCAGCCCGGGCGTGTTTACTGAGGGGGAGTGGTCATGTCTCAGCGTGATCCGATCGATGTTTTGCATGCGGCGCTACTGGCGTCGGAGGGCGGTATTACCGCGGCGGCAAAGGTGGTAGGGCGCTCGCCCGGGCATCTGCACAACAAGTTTTCGGAGGCTATGCCGCATTACGAGGTGACGGCGCGCGAGGCGATTGCGCTGGCGAAGTCGGTGCGGTCGACGGCCTATGTCGAGGCCGTTTGCGAGCAGTTCGATGGCGTGTTTCTGCCGGTCGCGGCAGGGTCGCCGACCGACGACGACGTGCTGCAGTCGTACCTGGACATCATCCGGCAGATGGGCGAATTGTCCCGGGAGTTCACTGAGGCCAGGGCGGACGGCATCATCGATCCCGCCGAATTTGCGGGGATTTCCCTGCGCGGTCGACGGACGATTGCGGCCGTTGCGCAGTGCCTGCGCGAGCTTGAAGGTCTGGTGCGCGAGGTGCCGGCGGCCAGCGATCCGATCCACTTGTCGCGTGTCGGCGGAAAATGAGCAAGCCGACCAGGCGCAAGCATCCGGCCTTTTCTCGCGATGTGATTGCCCGCCGGCAGGCAGGTGATCGGATCGGGTTGCTGGTGGTGGCTATCCATTCCTGGCGGGCCGGGAAATGGTTCGGCGAGCGCGCCGAGGTCGCCCGCGTGGTCGTGCCGCCGGACCAGCCGGCGGACCTGCTGCGCTTTGATTGCGCGCTGCATCTCGACGTGGTGCTGTGCGGCGATTGCGACGACGACGTGCTGTATGCCGTGGCCGATTCGCTATCGCTATATCAGCCGGCGTCGATCTGGGCCGAATTCGAGGATGGATTTTCCCGCCTGGATCGGGTGGGGCGCAGCTGGGTAACCGATGGCGATCCGGTGCCGCTGCGGGGCCTTGCGGCAGCGGTACGCGCGTACCGGATGTATTCGCTGGCACAGCAGATCGGGCCGTATCGATCCGCCGATTATGATCCGGCCCGCGAAGCCTTCCTGGTGGCGCTACTCGGGGAGGCCGCTTGACTGACCCGACAACGAAAGCCGTCGACGATGCCATCGAGCAGGCCAAGGCGGATGCCTTCGAGAAGGCCGCATGGATGGACAACCTGCGCGAGAACAAGGACGGGAAGACGCTGCCGACCTTGTACAACTCGCTGCTGGTGCTGGAAAACGACAAGCCGTGGCAGGGGGTGATCGCCTTTGACGAGTTCGCGTATCGCATCGTCAAGCGCAAGCCGCCCCCGACGCGGGTTTCCAAAGTCGGCGAGTGGTCCGACCTGGACGACGTCCAGGCGCTGGCCTACATCTCCGAAGAGTTCGGTTTCGAGCCGAAAAAGAATCTCGTCATGGATGCTGTGCTCGCCGTGGCGCATCAGTACGCATTTCACCCGGTCCGTGAGTACCTGGAGGGCTTGACCTGGGATGGCGTTGCCCGCCTGCCGGGCCTGATGGCCAATTATTTCGGCGCCATTTCTACCCCTTCAACAGCTTCGCTGGGGGAGGCGGAAATGATCGAACTGGCGGTGTATTTGCGGCTGCTGTCGATCAAGTGGCTGGTGGGCGCGGTGGCGCGGGTGATGGAACCTGGCTGCAAGCTCGACACGATGGTCGTCCTGGAGGGCGGGCAAGGGGAGTTCAAATCCTCGACCCTGCGCGTGCTGTTCGGTGCGGAGTGGTTCAGCGACAGCAAGCTCGTCGTCGGCGATAAGGATGCGCTGGCGCAGATGCAGGGAAAGTGGTGCTATGAGATGGCCGAGATGGATTCGCACGGCAAGGCCGATGCGACGGCTTTCAAGCAGTTCATGTCGTCCCAGGTCGACCGGGTGCGCTGGCATTACGGCCGGCGCGCCGAAGACGTGCCGCGTCAGTCGGTGTTCTGCGGCACGACCAACATGGACGAGTACGGCAAAGACGAGACTGGCATGCGGCGTATCTGGCCGGCGACGGTCGGGTATATCGACCGCCAGAAGGTCGCCGACGACCGCGACCAGCTATGGGCGGAAGCGGTGCATTACTACCACCGCAAGGCGCGCTGGTGGGTCGACAAAGAGGTGATCGTGATCGACCCGGCCAAGGAGCCTTTTGCCGGGCTCTTTGACGAGCCGATCAACGAGCGCGACCTCTTCGACCGACAGGCCGAGGAGCGCATGTCAATCGACGCTTGGAGCTACAAGGTGCAGGACTGGCTCCGGCAAAACAATCGCCTTGAATATGTGACTACGGCAGACATCCTCGGGAGTGCCCTCGGCCTTGATACGGCGCGATGGAGCAAGCCGGAGCAGATGCGGGCCGGCGCCATTTTGAGACGGCTGGGATTCAAGCGCCAGAAGGTTGGCCCGAAAAATGCACGCTTCTGGGCTTTCGTGCCGCCGGCTGACGCCGCGACGCCGAGCTTCGGAACGGCTATACTGGAGCAGGCAGATGATCTTCCGATCTGATTGCACGAAACAGGTAGGACACCGAAAAGCCGCGTCGCTTCTAGGAGTGTCCCACCTGTGCCGAGGTGGGACACCGGGTGGGACACCGGAAACGCCCGCCAACACTGGGCGTGTCCCGGTGACCCCACCTGAGCCCCCCCTGCGCGTGCGGGTGCGCGTACGTATACGCGTACACACACACGAGGATTCAGGTAGGACGGTAGGACACCACACGCAACCACGCGGGTTTCCGGTGTCCTACCTCGTTTCTGAGGTGGGACACCTTTTTGCCGAGGTAGGACACCGGCAGCGGGGGGGCGTATGAGCAAGTCTCTCCGCGACGAAATGCCGACCGTCGCCGCGATTGTCGACGAGTGGCGCGCCGTTTTTGGCAAAGACATGGTCGATGCGCAGATCCGCGCGGGCATCAATGGCAAGCCGACGTTTTTTGCATCGGAAAATGGCCACGAGATCGGCACGCCCGACAACTCGGCGCCGGGCATCAAACTGTCCGAAACGCTGGTCGGCCCGATGGCCCTGCCAAAAAAGCGGGGTGCGCGATGATCAAGCTGTCGATCCGCAACAACTTCCCCGAGGTCTCCCGCCGCCTGGAAAAGCTGCCGGACGAGATCGCCAACAAGGCCATGGCTCGCGCGCTCAACAAGACGGTAGAGCAGGGCCGGGCAGAGATGGCCCGTGCGATCAGCGCCGAATACCGGGTGCGCGTGGGTGACGTCAAGCGCCGGCTGGCGATCACCAGGGCGACCGTCAAGGGGCAGTTGCGGCTGTCGGCCTCGCTGCTCGCTACCCAGGAGAATGGCCTGTTCGGTAGCGACGAATCCCGTGGGATGAACCTGATCGCGTTCGTGGTCGGCGGCCAGCCAAAGCGCACGGCCAAGGGCAAGATGCGGCAGCTGAACTTCCAGATCAAGCGCGGGGGCGGTCGGAAGCAGATACCCGGCGCCTTCATCGCAACGAACAAGCGGACAGGCGGCACGGCGGTATTCGTTCGCGAGGGCAAAGACCGCATGCCCATCGCGACCAAAACCACGATCGATGTCCGCCAGATGTTCAACACCAAGCGGATCAACGGCGCGATCCGCAGCGTCATGCTGCAGCGATTCGCCGCGAACTTCGACCGCGAGGTCGGCGCGATCCTGAAGGGCTTCGTCCGATGACCCACCCCCCCCACCCCCCCCTCGCGGGTCCTTCCCAGCCGACCCCTATACGGCGCGAAACGACCCCGATTTCTCGCCAGTTTTCTGACGCCAAGGGAGGTAAGTAAGTTGCGCATCATCGGACAGGAACAGGTGGGCGCGATGTTCGGCGTCGCGGCGAAGACGATTGTCGAGTGGCAGGACCAGGGCATGCCGATCGCCGTGCGCGGTCGACCGGGGGTGCCGAGCGAGTACGACAGCGAGGCCTGCATCGCCTGGTACGTGCAGCGCGAGGTCAGGAAGGTCCAGGCCGAGCGTCCGCAGGACCGGCTGGCGCGGCTGCAGGCGGACAAGATTGAGATCGAGCTGATGGAGAAGCGCGGCCAGCTGCTGCCGGCGGACCAGATCGAACCCAAGCTGCGCGCGGCGCTGATCGCTGCGCGGGAGATGTGGCGCAATGAACCGGCGCGCCTGGCGCGCGAGGTGCCGGGCAAACCGATCAAGGAAATTGAGGACCTGCTGGCCGGCTCGTATGAGGCCTTCCTGGTGAAACTGTCGCGCTGGCAGGACGCGGCGGTCGTTGATGACGGAGACGAATGATGCTGATTTCAAGACGTGGATTTCTGAAACTGATCGCCGCTGCGATTGCTTCTGGAGCGACTGTTCCTGCATTCAAAGATAGTCGGTCGCCTTATGTCACTGCGGGTGAAATGGTGAGTTACATCGGTCCTCACCCTGGCGGCTTTTGTGGCAGCCAGTTGGTGCATGAGGTAGGTCAGTGGGATGGGGTTGGCTACCCCGTGTTGTGTTGGAACCATGCCTTTGGGTCTAAGCGGGCGCTTGAGCGCTACTACGATTTTGACCTGGTTAATTTTCTGCGGGAGGTGCCGAGAGACTTCTGGCACCACAGGCCGAACGTGCACAGGTATCCGAACGTGCACACGTTTGTGCGTGAGAAGCGGTTCGGGGAGACGGTAGTCGAAGCTATGCAGAAATTGAATTTCGTCGGCGTCAAGTTGCCAATCTCAGCCTAATTTACCCGTATAAAAATGAACGCCCCACCCGTCTCCTATAAAACCCTCGACGCGTACGACATCGCTGCCCTGGACGGCTGGGCGTCGACGGCGCTGAATGCGATGCTCAAGCGGTGCTTTGCCGAGCTGCAGCCGCCGCCGCCGTTGTCGCCGATCGAGTGGGCGGAGACGTACCGGACGCTCAGCCGCGAGGAGGCCAACGACTTCGCCGGCCCCTACTCGCTGGAGAATACGCCGGCGCTGCGCGGCATCCTTGCGGCGTGCGATCCGACGATCAACCGGCGCGTCGTTGTCCAGAAGTCTGCCCAGCTGGGCTACACCGCCGGCATCGTCTGCAACGTCCTTGGTTACCACGTACATTGGGAACCCTGCGTGCAGGTCGTCATGTTCCCGCGTGAAAAGTCTGCCAAGGATTTCGACGCCGAGAAGTTCGCGCCGATGGTGCGTGCGACGCCCGTGCTGGCCAAGCGCATCAAGCTCAAGAGCCGCAGCGACGGCAACAGCCAGACGCGCAAGCACTACCCGGGCGGGCTGATCAAGCTCGTCGCGTCGAACTCGCCGAGTGACGTCAAGTCGACCTCGGCGAAGATCCGCATCGTCGAAGAGCCGGACGATACGAACAAGGATGTCAAGGGGCAGGGCAAGTCGATCGCGATGCTGCGCGAGCGCGGCAAGAGTATCCGCAACAACTTCGAACTGATCGGCGGATCGCCGACGGCGAAGGGCGCATCCGAGATCGAGCAGGAGATGCGGACGACCGACCAGCGCCGCTTCATGGCCGCCTGCCACGACTGCGGCGAGCGCCACGAAGTCGAGTGGGCGCACGTCACAATCCCTGGCCTAAACCTCACGCCGGAGGAACTGGCGGCGCCGGACATCGATCAGCGCTACCCGTCGCGCGAGGTCTACGGCCGCGCCCGGCACGAGGACGCCTACTACAGCTGCCCGCACTGCGGCAGCATCTGGACCGACGACCAGCGTATCGCGAACATCCGCAAGGCCGCGTCGGTGCCGCCGCTCTACGGCTGGGAACCGACCGCCGACGCGCCGGACCCCGGCTTTTACTGCAACGAGCTGCAGAGCGTTTTCGACGGCTCGCGTGTGCCGATGCTCGCCGAGAAATACCTGCGCGCGCTCAACCTGCTCGAGCAGGGCGACGCGACCGAGATGGTCACGTTCGAGAACTCGACGCGCGGCCGCTGCTGGGAATACTCCGGCGAGCTGCCGGAGGAGGACGAGCTGCGCAAGCGCGCCGAGCGCTACGCCGAATGGAGCGTGCCGGCCGGCGCCCTGATCCCGCTGCTTACCGTCGACGTGCAGCACGACCGCCTGGCGCTGACCTGCTGGGTCGTCGGCCGCGGCGAGGAAATGTGGCTCGCGTACTGGGGCGAGGTCTTCGGCCAGACCATCGTGCCGCACGCCGGCGCCTGGGTCGAGCTGCAGCAGATCCTGGATAACCAGACGATCAACACCGCCGCCGGCGTGCCGCTGCGCATCGCCGCCAGCGGCATTGACTGTTCCGACGGCCAGACCAGCGAGGCCTCTTACGCCTTCGTCCGCCGGCATGACCGCGGCGTCAACCGCCCGGTGCTCGCGCTCAAGGGCGCGCCCGACGACGTCGGCCGGGTCGAAATCTGGACGCCGCCGAAGGCCATCGATCCGAACCGCAAGGCGACCAAGGCGAGCAAGGCCGGCGTCCAGGTGCATATCGTCGGCACCGCGAAGGCCAAGGATCTGATCCTCGGCTGGGCGACCGAGGGCGGCCGGGTTCGCCTCGAGGGCAGCGGCGCCGGCCGGATGCACTGGTATGAGGGCGTTCGCGACGACTTCTTCGAGCAGCTGCTGAGCGAGATCAAGATTCCCGACCGGCTCAACCCCAAGCGCCGGCGCTGGAAGGCGCGCACCGACCGCCGCAACGAGGGGCTGGACTGCACGGTCTACGCCGTCTACCTGTGCCGGCACCTCAAGCTGCACCTGCGCCGGCCGGGTCAATGGGACCTGGACGAGATCCGGCTGCGCCAGGGCGTGCTGCTGCCGACCACGGTCGACCAGCCGGAATCGCAAAAAACCGAACCAGCGGAAACCCCGGCGGCGCCAGTACAGGCGTCTGCACCTGTGGCGCCGGCGGCCGCGTCGCCGGAAAGCTCGTCAGAAGCTGCGCCAACTGTGACCGACCTGATGACTTCCGCCGGGTATAAGCAGGCCTGGGAAGCGATGATGCGCAACCGCCGAGGAGGTCGCCGTGGCTGACGACCTGCGCGATATCTTGGAGCAAGCCAAGCGGGATTGCCCAGACATCCCGCCGCACGCCTGGTCTGCGCTTGAGCGTAGCATCCGCACGCACTTCGGGGCCTCCCGCCCGTACATCGCAGCACAAAAAAAAGGGTCCATTCTGGCGGCGCTTGAAGCCTGCGCCGACCAGGATACGGCGGCGCTGTCAGAAAAGCTCGGGGTCAGCATCCGCCATGTCCGGCGCCTGAAAAAACTGCTCTGAAAATATTTTTCTCAGGGGGTTGCAATGGGTCAAAATTGACCTATAATAGAGCCATGGATTCAGCAATAGCGCTGATCCCCGACGCCTCCGGTAGTAGGCAGGAGAAAAAAATGTTCAAGCTCAACCCGGAATGGAAAAAGTACAACGACTTTTTCAACGAAGGTGGCGAAGGGTACAACCCGCATAAAAAGTGGATTTCCGCTGAAGAAAAGCCAGCTGAGAAAATCGCGGCCGCCGAACAGCAAAAATCTGACCGTCTGCTCAAGGACATGCGCGGCAACAACATTCGCGAAAGCGCTCTTCGCGCAAACCTCGAAAAAGACCTGGCCCGCCTGGAAAAGGTCACAGATCCTTTCGGCCGGAAAATCATCGAAGATAGTATCGCCCACGCAAAGGCGCAGCTTGCTTAACAGTCAAGGCCCGGATATCTCCGGGCCAATCTGAAGGGGAAAAACATGAGCTATACGGCAACCTATTCGCATGGCGAAAATAACGTCGGCGGCACCCTCACGCTTAAGGCTAAAACCGATCAGCAGGCCATGAGCGAAATCAAGGATTTTGTCCAAAGCGGCTACCGAAATGAAACAGCTGCCTCTGTCGACCTTTCGGATGGCCGTCTCTTCCAGGCCTGGAATTCTCACGGCGACGTCAAGACACGTACCTTAAATGTCTAACTACATCAACCACATCACTCTCGGCACCGGCGATTGCCGTCGCTCTCCGCGGTCTGAGGTCCATGATGAGACGCTTGCCGTCCTTGTGCCCTGGCTCAACCAGGCGCGATCCAGCGGCAAAATTGAACCGTTGCCCGTGGCGCCGCTATCTCACTTCGGCGCCCGTGTGGTCAAAGACATTGGTCTCGTCGTTACGATTTATGGGCCCCGCGGCCCGCACACGCCGGGTCGGCCGCATAGCGGCGAATGGTTACCGCTGGCAACTCTCGGGATTGCCCAGCGCTCGCGAGAGTCGGTCGACCTCTGGGCTAGCCTGCAGGCCAATTTTGGCAGCAAGCCAGGCATTACTGCGCCGGCCGCGCCATGGGTCGCGGTAGCTATACACGACACCATCGTAGGCTACCTGGACGCACTGCAGTGGCTCGGTGATCTGGAGCGTTGTATCGCCTGGGCATGGGTCACGCGCAACCCGGCACTCGGGGATGCGGACCATGTATGACCTCGTCAAATCCACCGTCGACGCCATCAAGCAGCTCGGCCACACTGACCGCACTGCGGCCACGGCAATTATTGAGTCGATCAATGCCGACCTCGGCGCGCGATACACGACCAACTACCTCAGCAAGTGGCGTCGAGCAGAACGCCCAATTCCTCAGCCCGTCCAGGACTGGATGCTGCGCACGTGTGTCGCGCATGCCATCCGCCAGTGCGGCGGCGTGCCGCCCAGCGGCGACGATCAGCTAGACCGCCTCGCGGCGATGCTCTGCCCGCCCTGATCGCCCGATCCATCCGCGGACCTTTTTTGCCTATTTTTGTCCCCCCATCCGCGCAGACACTGCGCGCATGGATACTCCCGACACCTTCCGCGCTGGCGACTCGATCACCTGGTCTGAGTCGCTGCCCGACTACCTGCCGGCCGATGGCTGGTCCCTGCACTTCCGGTTGCTCTGGTCGACCGGCAATGCGCAATTCAACGGGGCGCCGTCCGGTGACGGCTACACCGTTACCCTGTCGTCGGCGGATACCGCCACCTGGGCAGCAGGCCCGGCGACGCTGGTCCGCTGGGTCGAGCACTCCGGCGCGAAAAAAACCCTATCGAGCAACCCGGTCACAATCCTGCCGGATCTGACGTCGGCCGCGCAGCACGATGGCCGGAGCCTTAATCGGCGCGCGCTGGATGCTGCCGAGGCGGCGCTTGCGGCTTACCTGGCCGGCGGCAAGGGCATGGTCGCCGAATACGAGATCGCCGGCCGCAAGCTCAAATTCCGCGACGCGGCGCAGATCGTCGAGTTGATCAATCACTACCGGCCGCTGGTCGCCCGCGAGAACGCCGCCATGGCGTTGATCTCCGGCGGCAGCACGCCCGGCCGCGTCTATTACCGGGGCTGACTATGGGCCTACGCGATCTCTTCCGCCGTCGCGAATCCGCCGCCGACCGTGCGGCCTGGATGTCCGGCGCCCTGCGCGATGCCGCGGCCGCCGTCCAGCATCAGCAGCTGATCGGCCTGCGCCAGGCACAGCGCAGTTTCGCCGCCGCCGAGACGCCGGCTTGGGTCGATAGCTGGCCGACCACCGCCGGCCCGATCAATGATGACCTCGCCCGCCAGCTGCCGACCCTGCGCGCCCGCGCCCGGGCCGCCGCTCGCAACGACGAGTGGGCGATCGGCTACATGCTGCGGCTCGACGACAATGTACTCGGCGAGCACGGCATGCCGCTGCAGATGCGGCTCAAGCAGACGGACGGCACGGCAGACAAGGTCAACAATGATCGCCTCGAATCGGCCTTTTCCGACTGGGGGGCGGATTGCGAAATCACCGGCCTCAGTTTTCGGGAGGTCGAATCCCTGGCCCTGGCTGCCGGCCCGGAGGACGGCGAACTGCTGTATCGCTGGCGGATCGGCGCCGGCAAGTATCGCATCCAGCTGCAGCTGCTCGACCCGGCGCTGATCGACGTCAATCTGCGTCGCGACTGGGGCGGCAACCGTGTCCGCATGGGAATCGAGATCGATAACGACGGCCGGCCGGTCGCCTACTGGCTCAAGGCCGTCAAGGCCGGCGAGGATGCGACGGCCATGGCCATCGGCCCGCATGTCCGCATCCCGGCCGGCGAGATCCGGCACCGCTTTGTCCGTCGTCACGTCGGCCAGCTGCGCGGCTACCCGTGGCTTTCCGGCGGTGCTCGCCGGCTCTGGATGCTGCACGATTTTGAAGAGGCGGCGGCGGTGGCCAGCAGCAACGCCGCCAAGCGTCAGGGCTTTTTCACGTCGGTCGACGGCGAGGCCCCGGCCGGCTTCGCCGATGTGATCATCTCCGGGGTGATGGAAGCGGCGAAGGCGCAGGGCAAGGTGCTGACGCCGGAAGAGGTGCAGCAGCTGACTGCCGCGGCCGAGAAGTACAGCACCACGATGCCCGGGCAGTATGACACCCTGCCGCAGGGCTACGATTTCAAGCCGTTTGAATCAAAGTGGCCGGACGTCTCCGCCGACGGCTACGTCAAGCAGCAGCTGCGCGGCTGGTCGGCCGCCCGCGGCATCAGCTATGTGACGATCGGTAATGACCTGGAGGGCGTGAACTACTCCAGTGCAAACGTCGGCATTGTCGGCGAGCGCGAACATTTCAAGCGCCTGCAGGGCATCCTGCGCAGCTGGCTGCATGATGATGTCCGCGCTACCGTGTTGCCCTACCTGGTCGCCGCCACGCCCGGCCTGCGCCCGGCGATGCTCGCCACTTACCAGGCCGCCGCCTATTTCCCCGGCCGCCGCTGGTCGCATGTCGACCCGACCAAGACCGCCAGCGCAAACGACACCGATCTCAAAAACCGCCTTACCTCTCGCCGCCGAATCCTGCTCGACCGAAACGAAGACCCGGACGAAGTCTTTGCGGAGATCGAAGAGGAAGAAAAGCGCTTCGGTCCGGCCGGCGGCAACGCACCGGCGCCCGATCCTGCCGATGCTGCAGCCGATGCCGCGGCCGATACCTCGGGCAAGAAACCGCCGAAATAGCGCGGACCTTTTTTGCCTATTTTTGTCCCCCTGAAAAACCGAGACTGCCGACATGCCCAATACCAATCAACGCTCAAAAATCGAAGGTGCCCTGCATCGCCAGATGCCGGCGTCGATCCGTCTGCGCTCGATCGATCCGGCCGCCGACGGATCAACCGGCGAAGACGACGGCTTGATGCGCCTGACGATCACCTGTTCGTCCGAAATCCCGTACCTGCGCGATAACTGGTGGGATGATCCGTGGATCGAGGTGCTGGGGCACAAGCCTGACGAGTGCGATCTCTCACGCTTCAACGGCGGCGCCGGTGTCCTGCTGGCTAATCACAATCGCTGGAACGCCGTCGGCAACACGCCGCTCGCCGGCATCGGCGCGATTGAAGCCGCCCGCCTGATCGGCGACAAGCAGGAGATCGACATCGCGATCAGCCGCCGCGAAGCCCTGGCCGACCTGCGGCAGGACATCGTCGACGGCCTTGTCCGTAACGTCTCGATCGGCTACCTGATCAACGAGCGCATCCTGGTCCGCCAGGGCAAGGATGGCGAGGCCGACGAGTATCGCGTAACGAACTGGCTGCCGTACGAAGTCAGCCTGGTTGATATCCCTGCCGACGCCACCGTCGGTCTCGGGCGCTCGATGGATGCGCCCGACCCCAAGAATCCCGAAGTCCGCTACCGCGTGATTTCGCTCGATGCCCCGACCGCCGGGGAAACTTCCCAAACCGTTCAAGGAGAACGAACCATGCCCGATCCCGTAGAAGCCTCGGCGGCCACCACCACCGCTACCGCCACCCGTACCACCAGCCAGGACCCGCTGGTCGCCGAGCGCGAGCGCTCGCGTGACATCCGTGCCCTCGGCCAGCAGTTCAACATGCGCGACCTGGCCGACCAGCATATCGACAGCGGCACAACGGTCGACGCCTTCCGCACGATGATTCTCGACAAGCTCAAGGATGCCGGTCAGCTGCGCACCGCCGAGTCGCCGGAGATCGGCATGTCGGAACGCGACCTGCAGGAATTTTCGTTCTGTCGCGCGCTGCTCGCCGCGAACGACCCGGCCAATGCCCGCAAGCTGGCCCCGTTTGAGATGGAGTGCTCGGCCGCCGCGCAGGCCAAGCGCGATAGCGCCGACATCCGGCAGAAGGAGCGCGAAGCCGCGATCACCCTGCCGATGGATGTCCTGTCGCGCGGCATCCAGGTCAATCACGCGGTAGCTGCTGCCGCTGCTCGCCATCTGATCGGTAATGCGCAACGCCGCTCGCTGCAGTATCAGCAGATGGTGCGCGACCTCAACGTCGGCGCGCCGACGGCCGGCGGCAACCTGGTCGCCACCGAACTGCTTGGCACGGCCTTTATCGACCTGCTGCGCAACGCCATGGTGCTCGACCGCCTCGGCGTCACATTCCTGCGCGACCTCAACGGCAACGTCGCAATCCCGTCGCAGACTGGCACCGCGCAGACCTACTGGATCGCCGAAGGCAACGCGCCGACCGAATCGCAGCAGACCGTCGGTCAAGTGGGGCTGACGCCGAAAACCATCGGCGCCTTCACCGACTACACCCGCCGCCTGCTGCTGCAGTCGTCGCTCGACGTCGAGGCCTTTGTCCGCATGGATCTCGCGATGCAGCTGGCCCTGGGCATCCAGGACGGCGCCCTGAACGGCACTGGCACCGGCAACATGCCGACCGGCTTGTTCAACATGGCCGGCCTCGGCTCGGTCGCCATGGGCGCCAACGGCGGCGCGCCGACCTACGACGCGATGGTTGATCTCGAGACGGCCGTCTCGAACGCTAACGCCGATATCGGCAACCTGGCCTACCTCACGAACACGAAGGTCCGCGGCAAGCTGCGCAAGACGCAGGAGTTCACCGGCACCAACGGCAAGGCCGTGTGGACCAGCGGCGCCGAGCGCGGCCTGGGCGAGGTCCTGGGCTATGACGCGTTTGTCACCAACACCGTGCCGAGCAACCTGACCAAGGGCACCTCGAACGGCGTCTGCTCGGCCGCCGCGTTCGGGAACTGGTCCGACATGATCATCGCGATGTGGGGCGGCCTGGACATCATGCTCGACCCCTACGCCAACTCGACCAGCGGCGGCCGTCGTGTGATCGCGCTGCAGGATGTTGATGTCAATGTTCGCAACCCTGCCTCGTTCGCGGTCGTCAAGGACCTGCTTACCCAATAACCCCCGCCCGCAACCGATCCCGCCCGGCATCGCGCCGGGCGGATTGGCACCCGGCACCCGGAGAACGAAATGCCCAAAATCCTCATCACCGAATCCACGCAGGTCAACTACGGCGACGACCGCGGCGGCCAGCACGTCGACAGCAGCGAAATCGTCGAGGTTACGAAAGACCAGGCGCTCAAGCTCTGTCAGATCAACCGCGCGCTGTTTGTCAGCAAGAGCGACGACCCGACCAAGGACGGCCGCTACACCGCCAGCAAGGAAGTGCTCGACGCCGCCCGCGCCTTCGCCGCCGCCAAGGCCCGTGAAGCCAAGGCTGCAGCAGCAGCTGCGGCCGCTGCTGCAGCGCAGGTAAACGCCGGCGGCAACGGCGGCAACGGCGGCGAACAGAGCTAAGCCTGGATCAACTCAAACCCTAGACACTGCGCGCCTCGGGCGCGCAGTGCGCATGGAGAAACCGCAATGAGCCTGACACTTGACCTTGCCCCCGGCAACAGCCAGAAAATCGCCGTGTCCGGCGTATCTGCGCAGTCCGCTCCGATCAACGCATCCAGCTGCTCGATCTACAGCGACGTCGACTGTTACGTCCGCCAGGGCGCCGCACCGGTGGCCGTGGCCGACGGCACCGACCAGTTCGTGCCCGCCGGTTCCTTTGTGCGCCTGACCGGCATCGCAAGGGGCAACCGGCTGGCGATCATCAGCAATGCCAGCGGCACGGCGCATCTCACGCCGGGGGCCTGACCGGTGAACATCCCGCTCGGCCTGACGCTAGCCCTGGCGCCGCGTCGCGGCGACCAGTCGTCACTTAATCTGAATTTTCTGCAGCAGAGGTACAGCATGGGCTTGTCCACTAAGGGCTTCGGCGACATCATTTCGCTATCGAGAGCCACCGGAGCGGCCACACGCATCAATTCGGCAGGCGTCGTCGAGTCAGTCGCGGCAAATCAACCGAGATTCGACCACGATCAAACCACGCATTCCGCACTAGGGCTCTTGATCTCGGCACAAAGAACACGCCTTAATACCGTGTCAGCATCACCTGTTTCGTCCGAGACGATTGCGGTTTCTCAGGGGTATTTAACTGTCAGCTTCTGGGGCGACGGATCAATCACACTCAGCGGCGCCTATGCTGGCACGATCAACGGACTCGGGCCCGCGCGGAAAACCTTCGCTTTTCCAACGTCGGCCGGATCGCTTGTGCTGACGCCTTCCGGAACGGTCACGAATCTACAGGTTGAGGCTGGAACACAAGCCACGTCCCTGATCACCGGCGAAGGGTCTCAGATAACCGTTGTCGCCGATCAAGCGACAATCGACACCGCACAGCAATGGTTTTCTGGAGCCGCTGGGACATTCGTCATCGAGCACGACGCGCCAGCCGGCCAGGCGCTGATCAGCATCGGCGGAACAACGGTTGTGAGTTCCTACGGTCCAGGAAAAACCGCTATTAGCTACGACGCCAACGGCGTTTACACGAGTCATCAGGGCGGGCAGATCGTCTGGCATAAAGCAGTGACCTGGGCCGGTGTGTTGAGGATATTTCCGGCGTCGGATGGAGCAGAATGCCACGTTTCTAAATTCGATTATTACCCGCGGAGAATCAGCGACATCAGGACTCTTTCCGGTCCTCTCGGGCAGCCAGCTGATGCTCTTTATTTCAGTTCGCCAGTGGCTCCTGCTGTTTATTACGGTGTTGTGCCCTTGGCCGGGTATTTCGGCCCCGCTTTCGACGTGGTGCGTCCGTCCGATAGCGCATCTATCACTATTGGATTTTCTGGACAAAAGCTTGATACAGCAGCGTTGACGGAATTTCTCGGCGCAGAAACAGGGCAGGTCACAAAGCTCTATGATCAGATGGGCTCGAAGCACACGCCAACGGCTGCTTCAAACCGGCCGAAAATCCGCGCAGACATCACGGTCAACGGGGTTCCATCGCTGATTTTCGACGGCTCGAATGGGTCGCCCCTAATAACGGCTCAGCTTGATCTGCCGTCGTCTATTGCGCTAAATGTCCGCAATTTGACGATGCTGTTCTTCGGCCGGCAAACGATCGGACAAAACACATCGTGCTGGGTGTCTCTCAAGGACGGCACCCCGGCAACGATTGGCAAGTTCGAGGTGCTGAACGGGCAGAGTTTTGTCGCCGGATCGACTCAGACGACGCCTCAATATGTGCCGTCGAATCCGGGTATTTTCGGTGTCACATCGAGCGAATCGAACGTCAAGCACTACATCGCGGAGCGTTCGTTCAGTCGGTCTGCCATCAGCGGCAGCGGCGTGTCTGCCGGCGGCATGATTGCGAACGACCTTTCTGGCGTCCGTCGCGGGAAATTCGAGGCACTGGCAATCAGCCTCTACACCGGCGTTCTGCCAGCCGCTGCGATGGCAGCCGCGCGCATGTCGTTCGAGGGGTCACTTGGCGTGCAGACCGATTTCGACAATACGATCGGGCTGACCGGTGACTCGATTCTCGAAGGCACCGGAACGACGCTGTGTCAGAACCTGACCCGGCAGCTGGATGCGGCGCTGCCGAAGCGGAGCAGGCTGATCAACGCAGGTGTCTTCGGAGCGACCATGGCCGCAATTCCTGCGGCACCGAACTACTTCAATGCATTCAAGGGTTGGAGCCAGAAACGGCTCATCTGGATACTTGAGGCATGTGCGAACGATATTGCTGCGGGGACTTCGGCGAGCGCGATCGCTGCTATTGCGCAGGCGCGAATAGCCGACGCGAAAACAGCACTGATTGATCGGGTCGGGATAGCAACATGCCTCCCGCGATACAACTGGGTGTTGGATTCTGCAAAGTGGGTGGCCGCTCAAGCCTATAACGACTTGGTGCGTGAAAATTATGCCGCCTGGGGCGCCGATTTTATCGTCGACCTGGCGGCAAATCCGGTGATGGGGAACATCGCAAATACCTCGAACGCATCTCTGTTTACCGATCTTTTACACCCGAGCAGTTACGGCACCTCGCTGCTTGTACCCGACTACGTTGCGGCAATAACACCGCACATGGCCTAGGAGTGAACGATGGTTTATTTTCTTAAAGCAGAGTCAGAAGATCGGCTTGTCGCCGCGTTGCTGGCTGTGGGGATAGTTTCGGTGTCAAACAGCGAGGAAACAGAAGTTGACGGCGTTCCGATGCCCGCCGCATTTATCACAAATGCGGACTACGCGCTTGACGTGATCGGGACGATTCACAAGCCAACCGGCGTGACGCTGACGGTCGACGGCATGGAAGTGCCAGAAATGGCGCCGGTGCCGGGCTGGCATGCGAACTTGCTCGCCGAGCTGTCGGACGAACAATGCGGCGCGCTGGCCGACGTGCTGCTGCCGGCGCCGCCGGCGCAGCCATACCGGGTGTGGGCATCGTGAAGCGCCGTCCGCACGTACTCCAGACCGCCGCCGTCCTGGTCGTGCTGATGCTGGCACTGGCCGTTGGTCTCGCGGCCTGTGCCCCGACCCCCTTTACCGCCGGCCGTGAGATCGCGCCGCCGGCCGGCTGTACCGATGCCCGGGCGCGCGGTCATGACTGTTGATTACCGCACGCTGCATCATCTGCAGCTGACCTGCCTGCAGCAGTTTCGTTATGCCTCCGACCTGCTGGCCTTCGGCTCGGCCGAGCACTGGATTTCCACGGCCGAGATCCGCGAACAGCTGGCCGCGCACGGTCGCGTCCTTGGCGACTGCGACGATTTCGCCTCGCTGGCCGTCATGCTCGCTCGGCAGCAGGGGTTGCCGGCCCGCTTCGTCCTCTGCTTTACCGAGGTCGGGGATTCCCATCTGGTCGCCGAGGTCGCCGGCTGGGTGCTCGACAACCGCCTGCCGGATGTCGTCCGGCGCGACGATCTCGATTACGCATGGCTCGCTATCTCCGGATTTTCCGCGGGCGAGCCGTGGCACACCATTGATTGACCCAGGGAGTCAGTGTGGCAGAACCTACCTCAACTTCGGGCATGTCGCTGGCGGTGCTGGCAATCGCGCTGCTGGGGCCGATGGTCGGCCCGTACGCCGTGATCATCTTTGCCGCGCTCGCCGGGGCAATGTGGCCGCTGTCGTCGGCCGAGACGATCAGTCGCACGGCCGGCGCCTGGCTACTGATCCGCGTAACGACGACGGCCGTCGTGCTAACGGTGTTCCTCGCCGCCGCCATCGAGCGCAGCTGGGGGTTGCCGGCGCTTGAGGCGCTGGCGCCGGTCGCGCTGATGATTGGCGCGCTGGGCAACGGCTGGCGCATGGTCTGGGATGCGCTCGCTGGCGCGATCCGAACGCTGCTCGAACGGCTGGCCGGCGGGGGGCGATCATGACCGCCGGCGCCGCACTGCTGGTCATGCACGAAGCCTTGTGCCTGGTCGTGCTGTGGTCGGTGTTCTGCCGCGCCGTGCAATCGACGTCGCGGGTGCGCGTGGCAGTGCGTGCATCTTTCGTCGCTCTCGGCCTGGTGGCGAGCGCTGGCCTCGTCGCGCCGCTGGCCTGGGGGCTGCAGCCCGGGTGGTTTTCGATGGCGCTGCTGGCGGCGATTGCGCTGGTCCAGATTGTCACCGCGCACTACTGGCGCAACGGCGTGCCGGCGAGGTTTTACCGGCCGGACTGACCGGCCGGCGCGGACCTTTTTTGCCTATTTTTGTCCGCGCCGAAAACCGATCATCGGCGCATGGACTTTGCCGCCGACCTTCCTTTTTTTTATGACGAATTCTCCACCCTCGCCCGGCATACGCCGCGCGGGGGTGGTGCGTCGACGGATGCTCGCGTGCTGTTCGATCAGCCGGGCATCGGCCTGGTCAACGGTGAGGTCCAGGCGGTCGACCTCGGCATCCGCTACCCGGCCGGCGCACTGCCGGTGGTCCGCAAAGAGGATATTTTCGTCATCGGCGGAAAGACCTATTTCGCGCGCGAAGCCCCTGTGCTGACCGAGGATGGCGCCGAATACACGCTCTCACTCAAGCGGAGCGGCGCATGAGTACAGCCAGCGTCTGCGAGCAGATCCTCGCGCAGGTGCAATCCACGCTGCTGACCGCCGGCATCGTCGCCGATCGTGTTTTCCGCAACCGCCGCGCGGCGCTGGACGAAGAGGAGTTGCCGGCGATCAAGATCAAGCGCGGCCCGTCGGATGTCTCTGCGCACGCGGCTCGCGTCGAGCGCGTGCGGTTTGAATTCCTGGTCTCGCACCTGGTCGTCGCCGGCGAAACCGCCGCCGATGCGCTGCATGTGGCGACGCATGCCGTGCTGATGTCGGACGCCGCGCTCGGCAGTCTCGGCTATGACCTGCGCCTGCTGGCGACCGACACCGAATCCGACGAAGCGGACATCACCGCCGACGTGCTCACCGCGCGCTATCAAATCCAGTTTCTCACCCGCCCGGGCGACGTGACCCGGAACCTCAGTTAAGGAGTACCACCATGTTCCAGTTCGGCTCCGGCAAGCTCATCTGCACGCCCACCAATGCTTACGACGGCTCGGTCATCGCCACCCCGACCCCGGTCATCCTCGGCTCGATGCAGGATGTCTCCGTCGACATCTCGGTCGAAATCAAGACGCTCTACGGCGCAGGCCGTTACCCGATCGCCGTCGGGCAGGGGAAGGGCAAGATCGAGATCAAGGGCAAGAATGCCGAGATCGACGGCGGCGTGTATGGCTCGCTGTTCTTCGGCAAGACGGCGGCGGCGGGCATCAAGGCGGCCCAGCTGGATTTCGCCGCGACGATCCCGGCAGCGGCGCCGTATGAACTGACGGTTGCCCCGCCGGGCGCCGGCACGTTCGTCGCCGACCTGGGGGTTTTCCGGACCGATACCGGCGTGCAGATGACACGTGTCGCGGCGGCACCGGCAACCGGTCAATACATGCTCAGCGCCGGCGGGAAATACACCTTTGCCGCGGCCGATACCGGCAAGCCCATCGCCGTCAGCTACGAGTACAGCGCCGCGACCGGCGGCCAAATCTGGACGATGACCAACGACACGATGGGCTACACGCCCTCGTTCACGCTGCTGCTGCAGAACGGCTATGACGGCAAGACGCTGGTGATGAAGCTCAACCGCTGCGTCTCCGGCAAGCTGGGTCTGCCGTATAAGTCGGACGATTTCGCGGTTGGCGATTTCGAGGCGCAGGCCTTCGCCAACTCGGCCGGAATCGTCGGCTACATCTGCCTGTTCTGACCATGACGACCGTCATTGCGCCGCTGCCCGGTGTGGGCCTGCTGGCCCGCGCTGGCGCCTGGTTGCGTGGTCTGCGCGTGCGCCGGCTGGTCGCTCGACTCACCGGGGGCGAGCCGGTCGTCATCGAGGGTCGGGTGTTCGTGGTCCGGCCGCGGCCGATCCGCGCTTGCCGCGATCTGGTGCCGGCGCTGATCCGCTGCTCGCGTCGCTTCGCCGCCTGGGAGATCGACGAAGCGCTTTACGACGACCTGGTCCAGGTGCTGGCGCTCGGGCTCAACGCCCCGCCGGCTACGATCGAGCGATTGACGGTATCGCTGTTTGACCTGTCGCCGGTCATCGATGTGATCGCCCGCGTCAATGGTCTGCCGGTCGTGGAGGCTGGCCGGGCCGACCTGGGGGAGCTTCTGACGACGATGGCGAAATCGACTGGGACGAATTCCTGGCCGGCATCGTCGTCGGCACCGGCTGGACTTGGGACTACGTCCTCGATTCACTGACCTTTCCTGATGCGCTCCGGCTCTCGAATTACTGGCAAGTCGTGCAGCGGCCGGATGTGCAGCTGCGCCGCATCGCGCTGTTTCTCGGCATCGCCGATCCCGCGCCAGTGCAGGCGTCTGCACCAAAAAAACCGCAGTCCCTTGACGACTTTCTGCGGGCTGCGGAGTCGCGCGGTATCTCGATCACCGAGGGCCGCCCGGATGACCCCATGCTTGACCTACTGGATCTCTGATCGTGGCGAGTGACAAAAACCCGGAAATCATCGTCGACGGCGATGTTTCGCCGTTTCGGCAAAAACTGCGCGAGGCGCTGACCGACCTCAAGCGATTTGGTGAGGAAGGCGAGAAATCGCTCGGCAAACTCGGCGGCCCGCTCGATGCGTTGCGCGATAAGTTCCTGGCCGTCGGCGCCGTGCTGGCCGGCGGCGCCGTATTCGCCGAAGCCGTGAACATGGCCAAGGAGTGGAACGAGCAGAGCGTCGACATGGCCGCTGCGATGGGCATCACGGCGACGGCCGCCGGCGATCTCAAGGCCGCCCTAGCGGAAGAAAACGTCGAGGTCGGCACCTTCATGGGGGCCGCGCAGAAGCTGGCCGCGAACCTCAAAAACAACGAGTCCGGCCTGCAGGGCATGGGGCTGGCCACGCGCGATGCCGCCGGTAACCTGCGCCCGCTCAACGAACTGACGATCGAGGCCATTGCGCTCACCGGCAAATACAAGGCCGGCACCGATCGCGCGATTGCCGCGTCGGAGCTATTCGGCAAGGGCTTCGAAATCGCCGGCGACCTCGCCAAAATCAACACGCAACTGATCGATGAAAACATCGAGCGGCAGAAGGCGCTGGGCGCGACGATCACCGAAGAAAGCGTCGCGGCCTTCGAGGATTACGACAAGTCGGCCAAGGGTGTCAGCGCCACGCTGCGGGCCGTGCAGCAGACGATCGGCACCGTGCTGATGCCGGTGCTGGCTACGCTGGGCAACTGGTTTATCGCGGTCGGCCCGGCTGCTGTCCTGGTCATTCGCGGGGCGCTTGGTGGCTTGGCCTCGGCGTTTCACCTTGTCACAACCGGCGTCACGGTGCTGTGGGAAACGATCAACGCCATGGTCGTCACGGTGACCGAGCCCATCCGTGCGATGACGATGGCGCTGGGCAAGGCCATGGCGGGCGATTTTTATGGCGGCGCCGAAGAAATCCGCGGCATGGGCGGTGTTATCTCCGGCGCCTGGGGGCAGGCGTTTGACGTCATGACGGCCAAGGCGCAGAGCACCCGCGACCGCATCGCCGCGATCTTTGGGCAGGGCACCGCAACTGCGGTCGACGGTGCAAAAGGCGGAAAAAGCGCCAATGGCCTGGTCAAGCCTGATACCGAAAAAAAGGAGTCCGACCCCAGCTACATGCAGTATTACGAGGCCGCCCTGGCCGAAGAGAAGCGCCTGGCGTCTGAAAAGGACGCGCTGCGCGAGTACACGAAGCAAGAAGAACTGGCCTTCTGGGCGCAGCTGGCGAAGTATGCGGACCTCAAGGAAAAGGACCGCCTAGCCATCGAGAAAAAAGTCTCCGATCTGACAGTCGCAGTGCGCCGGCAGGAGGCCAAGGAAAAGCAGGACGTCGACGCGGAGATGACGGCCTACCACGAGGCCGTGGCGCTTGATCGAATCGAAGCCGAGCAGGCCGCCGCGCAAGCCGCGCTCAACATCGGCTTGATGACCAATCAGCAGTACATCGAGCAGGAGATGCAGTTCGAGCAGCGGCGCAACGCGGTGCAGCGCCAGGCGCTGGAAGAGCGCCTGCAGATGGCCGACGAAGATCCGAATACCAGCCCGGTCGCCCGGCTCAAGCTACAGCATCAGATCGAAGAGCAGGAGCGGAAGCACCTGATGCGCCTGCGCCAGCTGCAGAACAAGTCGGCCGAGGAAAGCGGCCGCATCTGGGACGACCTGGGCAGCCGCATGCAGACGCTGTGGGGGCAGGGCATCCAGGCGATGATGAACGGCACCTTCCGCTGGCGCAACGCGTTCCGCGCCATCGGCCTGGAAATGGCCAATTGGTTTGCGACGTCGGTCGTCGGCGAAATGGTGCGTAAGTGGCTGGTGGGCGAAGCCACGAAGCTCGCCATGAAAATGGGGTTTTTGACGCAAGAGCAGGCCGCGCAGACCACGGCCAGCACGGCAGTCGTCGCGACCAAAACCGCCGAGGCAACATCCGTCGCCGCGGCCAACGCCGTTGAGGCAGGCACAGGCGCGGCGGCATCGCAGGCGTCGATCCCCTGGGTTGGGCCGATCCTGGCGATTGCGGCGATGGGCGCCATCTTTGCCGCGGTCTCAGCGATGAGCGGACGGATGAAATCCGCGTCCCGGGGCTACTCGATCCCCAAGGGCGTCAATCCGGTGACTCAGCTCCACGAAGAAGAAATGGTGCTGCCGTCGCAGCACGCGGCAGTGATCCGGCGCCTGGCTGATGCCGGTTTCGAGGGCGCTGGCGGCGGCATGGCGCTGCCGCCGATATCGATCCAGGCGCAGGATTCGCAGGATGTCGTGCGCTCGCTAAAGCGTGGCGGTGCGCTCGATAAGGCGCTGCGTGATCTGGTCCGCCGTCGCGTGGTGAAGACGACGAAATGAGCAATCTGATTTTCCCCGCCCTCGCCGGCGTCAGCGTCGAGATGAGCAAAACGCCCATCTGGAACACGACCGTGCACGAGTCGGTCTCCGGCTGCAGCGTGGCGCTGTCATCGATGACCTACCCTAAGTACCGCTACCGGCTGTCGTTCGAGGTGTTGCGCTCCGGCAGCGAGGCCGAACTGCAGCAGTTGGTCGGCTTCTACAACCGGCACGGCGGCCGGGCCGACACCTGGCTGTTCTTCGACGAAGAAGACTGCACGGTCGTCGACCAGCAGTTCGGCGTCGGCGACGGGGTGACCACGGATTTTTATCTGGTCCGCGACTTCGGCGGCTTCGTCGAGCCGGTGACCGACATCAAGACGCTGGGCAGCCTCACCGCCGGCGGCGTGCCGATGTACTCGGATCTCTCCAGCGCGCCGGCGGAATCGCTGTCGCTGGATTTTCTGGCTGGCGTCTACCAGGTCTGGGTCAACGACTACGCCTACGCCGGCGGCGGTCGCATCCAGTTTTCGACGGCCCCGGCCGCGGGGGTGCCGCTGGTTTGGTCCGGCGAGTATTACCGGCGCTGCCGGTTCACCGATGATGAGATGGACCTGGAGCGCTTTCTCTACCGGCTCTGGAAAGCCAAGGCCATCGAATTCGAGACGCACAAGGGGCGCGCATGATTGCCGTCAGCGAGGCCGTGCAGGCCGTACTGGATTCTGGGTCGGCCTGGTACGCCGACCTTTACACGATCCGGCTGATTTCCGGTGATGTCATCCGGATCACGTCGGCCGATGTCAACGTGACCTGGGGCGGCGAAACCTGGCTGTCCCCGGCGCGGGCCGCCGTGCCGGTCGTGTCGCGCGGCGACATCACGTATCAGATCGGGCTGTCGGTCGACCAGCTGTCCATCGAGGTCATGCACGGCGCGGATCTGCGCGTCTCCGGCATGCCCTGGCCGATGGCGATCCGCGTCGGTCTGTTCGATGCGGCCGATGTCGAGTTATCGCGCGCCGTCGGTGCTTTCGGCGCCGGCACAGTGGCCGGCGTGGTGCCGCGCTTTGCCGGCCGCGTCGGGCCGACCGATCCGGGCCGGTCGTTGTCGACGATCACCGTCGATTCGCATCTCGCCTATCTGCAGGCGCCGGTGCCCAAAAACGTCTATCAGCCGTCGTGCAGCAACACGGTCTATGACAGCACCTGCGGGCTCGACCGCGCCAGCCGCGAAACGCACGTCACGGTGGCCAGCGTCAGCGAGGACCGGATGACGGTCGGCATTACCGGTGCCGTGCTGCCGGCCGACAAGTACCTCGCCGGCTTTGCGCGCTTCACCGGCCTGCTCGGCGGCAACGTCAATCAGCAGGTCACGGTGTGGGGCAACACTGCCAGCGCGGTGACCCTGCTCTACCCGTTCCCGGACGATCTCAACGTTGGCCATACCTTGGCCCTGGCGCCGGGGTGCCCGAAATCGATGTCGGCCTGCGCGGCGTTTGATCCGGCCGGCTGGCGTAACCGGTTCCGCGGGCACCCGCACGTGCCCGTGCCGGAGACGACGGTATGACCCGCGAGCGCATCGTTGCCGAAGCGCGCCGCTGGATCGGCACGCCGTATCACCACCGCGCCCGCGTCCTCGACGCCGGATGCGACTGCCTGATGCTGATCGTCGAGGCTTTCACCGCCGCCGGCCTGCTGCCGGCCGACCTGGTCGTGCCGGACTACTCGCACGACATGATGTTCCACAGCGCCGACAGCAGCTATCTGGATGCCGTCCTGGCGTACTGCGACGAGGTCGAGCAGCCGCAGCCGGGCGACGTCGTGCTGTGGCGGTTCGGCAAGACCTGGTCGCACGGCGGCATCGTCGCCGACTGGCCGACGGTGATCCATGCCTATGCGCCCATCGGCCGGGTGATCGAAATGTCGGTCGCCGATGACCAGCGGCTGCAGCGCCGCACCCCGCGCTTTTTTTCTCCCCGAGGTATCGCATGAGCGGCAGCAGCGGCAGCATGATCAACGAGACGCCGGCCATTTCGGCGTTGCGCATCCAGTCCTCTTGCTACGGCGGATCGGTGCCCGTCGTCATCGGCCGGCAGCGCTGCGCGCTGAACCTGCTCTATTACGGCGACCTGCTGGCGATCCGCCACGAAGAAAAAATGGCCGGCGGCAAGGGCGGCGGCGGGGGTATGACCAACGTCACGTACACCTACCGCTATGACATCCAGTGGGGGGTATGCGAAGGCCCGGTTAGCGTCGGCGCGATCTATATGCAGGACGGCAATCAAAAGCAGCGGCTCGACGGCAGCGACTACGGCTATGCCTTTTACAATGGGGCGCTGCCGAACAGCTACAGCGCCGCGCTGGAAGCCAAGCATCCCGACCTGTTTTATCGCTACCCGGGGCTGGCAAACATTACCGCCATCCAGATGGGCGAGTTCTCGACTGACTCGCCGCCGAATCTGTCGTGCGAAGTGTTTGGGTTTCACTACGATGCCGAGATCGGGGGCGCCGATCCGGCCAAGGCCGTGCAGGAAATCGCGGTCAACAAGCGCTGGGGCGCGGGGGCGCCGCCAGTTCGCTTCCCGCTCGCCGGCGGCTACGGCGACTACGCAGTGGCCATGGGCTTTGTGATCGGGCTGGAAATGGCCGAACAGCGCCCGGCCGCCGACTGGATCGAGGAGATCCTGGAGCAGACCGACTCGGCGGCCGTCTGGGCGGCCGATCACCTGGAGATCGTCCCCTGGGGCGATCAGGCCGTCAGCGGTAACGGCCGCACCTGGTCGCCCAACGTGACGCCGGTGTATGACCTGACCGATGACGATTTTCTGGGCGACGAAGACGAACCGGTGCGCGTGCGCAGGAAGGCCGACAGCGAGACTTTTAATATCCAGCCCGTCGAATTTCGCAACGCCGCGAACGAGTACAACGCCGAGACGGTCGACGGCGATGATCCCGCCTCGGTGGCGATGTACGGCGCGAAGAAAAACAAGACGACGCTCAAGGCGCACGGCCTGCTGCATCCGGACGTCGCGGTGCGCATCGGCGAGCTGAAGGTCCGCCGGCGCATCCGCACGCGCAACGAATACGAATTTGATCTGCCGTGGACGTACATGCGTCTGCAGCCGATGGACATCGTGACGCTGACCGATGGGCCGCAGCGCATGGACCGGCTACCGGTGCGGCTGCTGCAGGTGATCGAAACGTCCGACATGAAGATCCAGTGCACGGCCGAGGATTTCCCCGAGGGCGCCGGCCGTGCCGCACTGCTGCCGCGTCAGCCCGCGACCGGCTACAACAAGGACTACAACGCAGCGCCGGGCAACGCGGCGACGCCGGTCATCTTTGAGCCGCCGATTGCGCTGGCCGGTCAGCCGGAGGTCTGGATCGGCACCGCCGGCGGCGATACCTGGGGCGGTGCAAACGTCTGGATCAGCCTCGATAACATCACATATCGGATGATCGGCCGGACGACCGGCAAGGCCCGCATGGGCGTCACGACCACGCCCCTGCCACTGGTCGCGGACCCTGACAGCACGACGGTGCTCGGCGTCAATCTGACGATCTCCGGCGGCACGCTGGCCGGTGCCACGGCCGCCGAGCGTGACGCTTTCGCCACGCTGTCGTGGGCGGGCGGCGAACTGATCGCCCATCAGAATGCCGTGCTGACCGGCCCGAACGCCTACGCGATCTCCAGCCTGCGGCGCGGCGCCTATGGGTCGCCGGTGGCGGCGCATGCCGCCGGCGTGCCGTTCGTCCGGCTCGATGATGCGGTGTTCAAATACACTTATGACCCCGACCTGCTGGGCAAAACGCTCTACGTCAAGCTGCAGTCGTTTAATTTGTTCGGCGGCGGCATCCAGCAGCTGGAAGACCTGTCGCCGGTCAGCTATACCATCGCCGGCGCACCGCTCGGGCAGGTCTCGTCGCTGGCCCTGGCGCAGCCCTGGACCGGGCTGGATTGTGCGGTCAAATGGGCTGCGCAAAAGGGCGCAGCCCACTACACCATGGAAGTCTGGTCGGGGGGCGTCAAGCGGCGCACGGTGACCCGCATCGCCGACACCGCCTTTGTCTACGCGTGGGAAGACAACCAGTCCGACGGCGGGCCGTATCGCACACTCGAATTCCGCTTGACCGCGATCAGCGCCAACGGCGCCAGCACGTCGCCGGCGATCCTCACGGCCAGTAATGCGCAGATGCCGGCACCGGCCAGCTTGTCGGTCACCGGCAACGGCCCGGTGCTCGAAGTCATGACCGGGAAGCCGACACTGCCGGATTACGTCGCCACAAAGATATGGGTCAGCCAGACCAGCGGTTTCAATCCGTTGGCGACGGTGCCGGCCTACGATGGGCCGGACTGGTTTCTGTCGTCGGTCGCGCAGGCGCCTGGCGTGTATTACGTGCGGGTCGCGCATTACGACCGGTTCGGCACGGATTCGCTCAACGTCAGCAGCGAGATCGCGGTCGACTACATCGGCGCGATCGGCGGCATCCCGCGTGTCGCGAACGCGGCCACGTTGACGTCGCTGGTCAGCCCGTCGCACTGGGCGGTCTATGACCTGACCACCAAAAAAATCTGGCGCTGGAACGCGGCGACGAGCAGCTACAGCAAGGCGGCCGACGGCGCCGACATTCTCGCCGCCTCGATCGCCGCCGACCGGCTGGCCGTGGCGCAGCTGTCGGCGATCGCCGCCGACCTCGGCGACATCACCGCCGGCCGGCTGCACGCGCCGAGTAATGCGGTCGACCTCGATCTGCTCAATAAATACCTGTCGATCAAGGACCCGATGGGGCTGGAGCGCTTCCGCGCCGGTCTGCTGGCTAGCGGCGAATACGGCGCGATCGTGCGCAATGCTGCCGGCACGAAGACGGCCGTACTGACGCCGGACATCGGCACGATCGTCGCGCGCGGCACGGTGACGATGCCGTCGACGCTTAATGCAGACGGAACATACGGAGTAGATATTTCATTACCCGGAACATTTACCTTGTCTGAGCTCGAAATAATACTTAATCCGGTCAGTAATCAGGATGGTTATTTCATCGGGAATTTGATGGTTGACCACAACGCCGCCTGGGAATATTTGACGGCCGGTGGCAACACAATATATCGATTCAACGCGACGCTGAATCCATCGGCATCTTATCGAGAAGTGGATACTCCCGCTCCGGGCACTGGAAGATTCCGGTTCAAGGCACACACAGTGACGTCAGGATCAAATCAGAACGCCATCCTTACCACAGGAATCAACTGCCGTGCGGATCACGGAACGCTGATATACGGAAATTCTGTGAGGATCATCGCGGCGAAATATTTAACGGTTTTCGATAGGCCTTCCGGGCTAATTAAAAATCTAATTGAAATAGGCTGGCCATTAAGCGTGCAATACACCGTGCTCGCCCGTAACTTCCAGGGTTAACCATATGCCAAGAATCTCAAAAGACGACGCCGGCGGCCAGAACGTGCTGGCCTTTCTCGATATGATCGCCTGGTCTGAGGGCACGACCAGGATCAAAGGATCGGACGACGGCTACAACGTCATCGTCGGCGGGGCCTTGTTTGCCGATTACGCCGACCACCCGCGCCGGCTGGTCACGATCCCGCAGTGGCAGGTCAAGAGCACGGCCGCCGGCCGGTATCAGCTGCTGGCCAGGTATTACGACGCCTACCGCCGGCAACTGCGGCTGCCGGATTTCGCGCCGCGCTCTCAGGACCTGATCGCGCTGCAGCAGATCCGCGAGCAGGGCGCACTGCCGGCGCTCGCGGCTGGCGATCTCGATCACGCCGTCCGGCGCTGCGCGAACATCTGGGCCAGCTTGCCCGGTGCCGGCTACGGCCAGCACGAAAACAAGCTGGATCGGCTGCGCGTCGAATTTATCAAGGCCGGCGGGGTGACCGCATGATCCCGCCGGCCATCGTCCCCGCTGCCTGGCGCCCGGCGCTGCTGGCGATCGCTGCCGGCCTCGCGATCGTCGCCGGCGTCGCGTGGTGGAAAAGTCACAACGCGGCTGAGCAGCGGGTCGGCTACGAGCGCGCCGCGGCCGAGTACCGGGAAAAGCTCGATCAACAGACCGCGGCCGCTCGCCTGCGCGAGCAGGGCTGGTTTCTCAACGCAGAAAGGGCATCCAATGAACGCACCGAAACCGAAAAAAAGCTGGCGGTTTATCGCGCTGCCGCTGACGCTGCTGATGACCGCCTGCGCCGGTCAGTCGACGATTGGCGCCGCCGCCTGTCCGACGCTACCGTCGCCACCTGCCGCGAGGCAGCAGACACCGCCGCAACCCTACTCGGCGAGTGCGGCCGAGAATATCGACGCGTGGCAGCAGCGGCTGACGGCCACCTTGCCGACGTCGAGCAGTGCGAGTCAGCCTGGCCGAGGTGATTTGGCCAAATGACAAAGGCCGCTTGCGCGGCCTTTTTTATTGAACGACTCCCCAAAAATTCCCCAAGAATCCCGAAGATCGTCTCCAGATGGTCACTTTCGTTGCCGAGCGGGGGCACCAGCGGAATCCCCGGCTGGCGTATGGCCCAGTCGGCGGGACAATGAGTCGGCTGCCATGCGCATTGCGTTCGCGACCGGCCCGTCCCAGTCGGCATTGAATTCTCCGGTCGCGCCCAGCGACGTGATGGCCGCAACCATCTGACCGGTGCTATCGAATACCGGCGCGGAAAAACCATTGATGCCGGGGGTCAGACTGCCCGTTGCCCTGGCGATCCCTCGATTTCGTATTTCTTCAAGCGTGTTCTCAAGCTGTCGCCGTTGTGTTGTGATCCCGGCCTTTCCTTGGGCAATCTCCTTCAATTCCTCGTCAAGCTTTTGCTTTAGGAAGGGCGATCGATAGAAAGCCGAGAAGGCTCGTCCGGTTGCCGAGCGGGCCAGCGACAGAACGGTGCCGGGGCGTAGTGTGATCGTGATCGGGCCGCCTGCGTCCACAATGCGGACGATGGTCGCTCCATGCGTACCCCAGACGGCCAGCGCCACGGTCTCGTGGATTTCTTCGCATAAATTGTCCAGTACCTGGCCTGCCAGTCGAACGGGGTCGAGTCGGCCGAGTCCGGCCAGGCCGAGTTCCAGTGCATAGGCACCCAGATCGTAGCGGCCTGTGGCCGGATCCTGCTCGACGATGCCGATGCGCATGAAACTCACCATGTAGCGGTGGGCTTTGGCCGAGGCCATGCCTGCACCGGCTGCAATATCGCGCAGCATCATCGGCCGATTGTTGGCGGCCAGAATGCGCAACAGTCGAAAGCCGATTTCGACTGACTGAATGCCCTGGCGGTCGCTGGAAACCTTGGTGATCATATTTTTCCGGGTGCGATGCAAACGACTATTTTATGCATCTATCAGCCGATTGCGGGGGCGAATATAATTTCCCGATCACAAAGGAGGAAAACACATGCGGTCCGTACTGGTGGCAAACCCCAAGGGTGGGGCGGGAAAAACGACGCTGGCGACCAACCTGTCCGGTTATTTCGCCAATCAGGGTCTGACGACCACGCTGTGTGATCTGGATCGGCAGCAATCGGCTCTGCGCTGGATGGCTTTTCGCGATGCGTCGCTGGCGCCGGTGACCGGATATTTTGCCGGAAACCAGATCGGACTGAATTTCCCCAAGGAAGCGGACTGGGTTGTTGTCGATGCGCCGGCAGGGCTGCAGGGCTACAAACTGAGCGACTCCATGCGCTCGGTTGATAAAATCATCGTGCCTCTGGTGCCGTCGGTGTTTGATATGGCCGCAACCGAAGACTTTCTTAATGTAATACGCAGTGAGATTCGCGGGGCCAAGGCGAAGGTCGGTATCGTTGCGATGCGGGTTGATCCCCGGACTCGTGCGGCGGGTATGCTTGAGGAGTTCCTCACGCATTTTGATTTGCCGATCGTGGCTTATCTCCGTAATACGCAGAACTATGTAAATGTTGCTGCAGCCGGCGCAACGATCTTTGATCCCCCGAAGGCTCGGCACAAGAAAGATTTGGAACAATGGGCTTCTCTGCTGGCCTGGATGGAAAAGAAGTAA